TTACACCACGCTGGGTGTTGCAGTACTGGGGCACAGAAGTGTGCAGAGTGGGATTCCATGATGACATCTGGATCGCCAGTTTAGAAAACAAACTGCGGCACAGCGAAGACGATGTGGTGATATCAGACTGCAGATTCCCCAATGAAATCTGTGCCATACGTTCAGCAGGCGGGCATGTGATCCGTGTGGTTCGTGGTGCCGAGCCTGAATGGTATTCTGTGGCTGAACAGGCCAATTTTGGCACGGATGGAGCCGCGCTAATGCTACAAAGCATGGGAGTACATGCCAGCGAAACTGCCTGGATTGGCACGGACTTTGACCGTGTGCTCGACAACAACGGCACTTTAACAGATCTCTACAACCAAGTCACTGGTCTGGTTCAAGATCTCCGCGACGCCAAGGCAGATCTAGCCGCGTGATCTCCTGTATGCAGTTTAAACACACAGTCTTGAGATTGCGTAGTTCTGCATTGTTGAGATCACCGTTCACATGCCATACTGTGAGTTGGCTCACATGCCTGGCTCGGAATCCACAGCGATCGCAGGTGGCCTTTTTCCGATAACCTGCAGCCTGCCATCTCGGCACTCCGGGTTTCAATTTCCTGCCACGACGTATGCAGGCATTACATCGGCTGCGATAGTAGATTTTGTCATGGTGATAGCCATTGATGGCAGCAGGCTGTTTGGCACATACCTTGCATAGCGGTCTCATACGACTACTTATCACTGCAGGCCTTAATTAAGGCACCTGTAAACCGCACTCTTTGACGGCTATCTATAAATATAGGTATGAAAAAGAATGTCTGGAAGATCTAGGCATTACTAAGAGGAAATTACAAAGAATTTTAGGAGAAATATAATGGCCTTAGTGAGCCCCGGCGTAGAAGTAACCGTAATAGACGAATCCAACTTTATTCCTGCGGCCACCAACTCGGTGCCGTACTTCCTGATAGCCACAGCACAGAACAAGATCTCCGGCACCGGAGTGGGTGTGGCAGCAGGCACCTTGGCAGCCAACGCTGACAAGGTCTACCTCATAACCAGTCAGCGAGATCTGTCAGCCACGTTTGGTGTGCCGTTCTTCTACAAGACATCCGCGGGCACGCCCATCAATGGCTACGAACTCAACGAATATGGATTGCTGGCCGCCTACTCGGCCTTGGGCATTTCCAATCGTGCTTATGTGCAGCGTGCTAACGTAGACCTGGCAGAACTCACTGCCACCCTGGTTCGTCCCACAGGATCGCCCGATGATGGTACCTACTGGTTTGATACCACTACCATATCATTTGGTATCTTCCAGTGGAATCAGACCACGGGTGCGTTTACTGTACAGACTCCCATAGTGATCACTGACTCTACACAACTCACTGGCAGCGAACCCTTGACATCAGTGGGCAACATTGGTGACTATGCTGTGAACGCCCTCAATGCCAACAACCCGGTGTACTACAAGAATCTAGACAACGCCTGGGAACTGGTGGGATCCGATGCTTGGAAACTGAGCTGGCCCACGGTACAGGGTGCCAACAGTGTGACAGGATCTGCACTCACCACCGGCAACGTGATCATCATCAATGGAAGCACAGTCACAGTGGGTGGCACAACCACGCTGGCTGCCTTGGTCACTGCTATCAATTCGGCTGCCATCGCCGGAGTCACTGCTGAAACCAATCTCACAAGAACCAGCAACAAATTATGGTTGTATGCTGATGCTGATGCGGAAAGCGATGGATCATCCTCCGAAGGTGGCATCATCAACATTGATTCGGCCAGCACCGCAGGTTTGTTGACCACGCTGGGCATCACGGCCACCAGTTACCTGGCTCCGGCTCTGCAGCAGAGCCCCAACTTCACAGTGCCTCGCTGGCGTACCACAGATGTGGGCGGTGGCAGACCCGCTGGTTCCGTCTGGAACATGACCACGGCAGTGAACCAAGGTGCCGATTACATAGTTAAAAAATACAGTGCTGCCCTGGGTATCTTCGTAGCACAGCCATGCCCAATCTACGCCAATGATCAGAGTGCCAATCAGGCCCTGGATCCCTCAGGAGGCGGACGCAACATCGCGGCTGGAGCCACTTATGCACAGTTCGACAGTGATCCCGAAGATGCCACGGATGAATACAACAACACCTTTACCACGGCTATTTTTGAAAGGCTTGTCTCAGGACCCACAGTGATCACTGGTGACGATACCACACCCACGTTCACTGCCGCAGAAACATTTACCATACAATACAGCACAGCCAACAGCACTGCCCTAAGCACAGCAGTCACGGTAACAACCACCAGCACCACTGCCGCGGCCTTTGTTGCAGCAGTGTCCGCTGCCCTGCCCGCAGGTTCGCCAGTGTCGGCTTCGGTATCATCAGATGGTGCCATAGTGTTCACACACAGCCTAGGTGGCGTGATCGTGCTGGATGGCGGCAGCCTGTCGGACGGTCCGGTGTTTGACGCAGGTATGATAGCCTACGATGCCACCACCCAAGATGGTGTGTTGGGCATCAGGCAGCAACCTGGCACGGCCACTGCCCTGTTGCTCAGCAACTGGGTGGCCTTGACCTACACTGCCAGCGACACAGCACCCAGCCAAGACCCTGCTGACGGACGCCGTTGGTACTATTCTGCCGTGGATGAAGTGGATATCATGATCCAAAACAATGGCAGTTTCGTGGGCTATCGCACAGTGAGCAACGATGTGCGTGGATTCAACCTAACACAGACTGATCCTGCTGGACCCATAGTGTCTGCTACAGCACCCACAGAGCAGAGCGATGACACTGCATTAGTTGAAGGTGACATCTGGATCGACACCAGCAACTTGGAACTGTATCCCTTGATCTATCGCTGGCAATTGGTGGATGATGTGCTGCAGTGGGTGATCATTGACAACACTGATCAGACCACGGAAAATGGCATCCTGTTTGCGGATGCACGCTGGGCTCCCAACGGCACTACCAATCCCATCACTGACCCTGAACCCACCATCACCAGCCTGCTGAGTAGTTCATATCTAGACGTGGATGCACCTGATCCTGCACTGTATCCGGAAGGCATGTTGTTGTTCAACACACGCAGATCAGGATTCAATGTCAAGGCCTTTGAGTCCGATTACTTCAATGCCACGGACTTTGCCTTTGATGCCTACTCGGCCACCACGGCCTATGTGCCTGGTGACAAGGTCAACTTCAACTCTGTGTTGTATGTGAACATCCTGGCCAGCACCGGCAACACACCCACAAACACCACGTACTGGAGCCCATTGGAAACCAATACCTGGCTCACTGTGAGTGGCAATCGTGCCAACGGATCGCCATACATGGGTCGTCAGGCAGTACGCCAGATCGTGGTGGCAGCCATGAAGTCCGCCATTGACACACAGGATACCCTGCGTGAAGAACAGGTTGAGTTCAATCTCCTGGCCACACCACAGTATCCAGAACTCATACCCAACATGGTGGCACTCAACAACGAGCGGTCAAACACTGGCTTCGTTGTAGGCGACACACCACTTCGCTTACCGCCCACGGGCGATGCCATCACGGCCTGGGCTACCAACGCAGCCGGGTTGGGCACAGACACCGAAGATGGTTTGGTCACAGCAGATCCGTTCCTGGCCACGTTCTATCCGTCGTGCCAGACCACGGATCTTGGTGGCAGTCAAGTGGTACAACCGCCCAGCCACATGATGGTACGCACCATCATCCGATCGGACGAAGTGAGCTTTCCGTGGTTGGCACCAGCAGGTGTGCGTCGCGGCGTGATTGACAACGCAGAACGCATTGGTTATGTGAACGGCCAGACCGGTGAATTCGTTACCATAGCCACGGGACAAGGCATACGTGATGTGCTGTACACCAACAAGATCAATCCCATCACGTTCATTCCCGGTGTGGGCATTACCAACTACGGCAACAAGACCGAATCTGCTGTCACTTCGGCCTTGGATCGCATCAACGTGGCACGCTTGGTAGCGTTCCTGCGTGGACGCCTGGAAGAGATCGGCAAGACCTTCGTGTTTGAGCCCAACGATCAGATCACACGCAACGAGATCACCAATGCCATCGACGGACTCATGATCGATCTAGTGGCCAAGCGTGGTATCTACGACTACCTGGTGGTGTGCGACGAATCCAACAACCCACCCGCTCGTATCGATCGCAACGAACTGTATGTGGACATCGCCATCGAGCCTGTGAAGGCCGTGGAGTTCATCTATATTCCGCTGCGGATCAAGAACACTGGCGAGATCAGTTCCGGACAGGTAGCGTCATCGGCCACCGTCTAACGGCATCGCTAGACAGGAAAATGGGGGCTTTGACCCCCATTTTTTTTGGCCTCAGTGGCCATAAATAATTGCATCAAGGAGAACAAGATATGGCCGTTTCATCACTCACAAGAATGACGGTGCCTTTGGCAAGCGATCAGAGCAATCCCAACCAAGGCCTGCTCATGCCTAAACTCAAATACCGCTTCCGGGTGATATTTGAAAACTTTGGCGTGGCCACGCCCAGGACCGAGCTCACCAAGCAGGTCATGGACTTTACCAGACCCAAGGTTGGTTTCGAAGAGATACCAGTGCCCATCTACAACAGCACCCTGTATCTAGCCGGCAAGTACACCTGGGAAACTGTGGCTTGCAATCTGCGAGATGATGCGTCCGGGCAGGTAGCACGCTTGGTGGGCGAGCAACTACAGAAGCAGTTGGACTTCATGGAGCAGGCATCAGCCGCATCCGGCATCGACTACAAGTTCCAGACCAAGTTTGAGGTACTGGACGGCGGCAATGGTGTGGCCACACCCAATGTGCTGGAGACCTGGGAACTGTATGGTTGCTATCTAACCAATGTGGACTACGGTGATGCCAACTACGGTACATCAGAACCCATGACCATTGCCTTGACCCTACGCTATGACAATGCTGTGCAGACTCCGCTGGGCACAGGTGTTGGATCCACAGTGGCGAGAACAGTCAACGACGTGATCACAGGATAATCCTGCCATGGCCTTTGGGCAGGATTTCCTCAAAACATTCTTTGGGAATGACTATCTCAAAGATTACACCCATGCCAGCAAGACCTTTCGTACCAATGGCTACGAAAATGCCCCGCGTCTCAAGTTCCTGTTCCATGTGTATTTCAACATCAACACCGCACAGATACCGGCACTGCGGAATACTGTGTTCTCTGGCACGGATACCAGCACCATAGGGCTGTTGGTCAAGAACATCGAACTTCCCAAATACACCATATCGGTTGATACTCTGAATCAGTACAATCGCAAACGCCTGGTGCAGAAAAAAATAGACTACCAACCCATACGGGCTGTGTTCCATGATGACGGCGGAGACTTGATCCGCAACATGTGGTACAACTACTATGCCTACTACTACAAAGATCCCAATCAACCCTATCGTGGCCAGACCGCCACCAATGGCAGCATAGGTCCCAGTGCCAATCGCCAGGCCGGCTTTGGCTACAACACCCGAGATATCTATGCCAATGATCGGCAGGTCAACGACTGGGGTTATGTGGGT